TATAGCATGTAGTTCTACATTTCCTTCTGATCTATTTGATGGTATTGAAATTAATACTGGTTTACTTGTATTTAGTAGTAATCAACAATTTCTATTAAGTTCAGATGATACTGTATTAAATCCTGATACAGCTAAACTTAGAAGTATATCTACTTTCAATTATAATACAGTTATACCACCTATATCATTAGGTACTAGTATAGGTTATATAGATAATTCTAATAGATATAGTAGATTTAATCAGATGGTTGCTGTAACTAGAGAAGGAGAACCAACTGTAGTAGAAGTATCTAAACTTGTACCTTCTTTATTACCAAAAAATTTAGATCTAATTACAAATTCTAGAGAAAATCAAATTGTTTTATTTGGTCAGACTACTTCAAATATTGTATACGGTTTAAAGTATTTTGCTGACGAAACACAGCAAAGACAGACTGCATGGTTTAAATGGAGATTTGACGTTGGTATAAAGTATCATTTTATAATAGATGATCAATACTATTTCTTAGATATTCATAATTTCTTACAAAAAATTAATATAGTAAAATCACTCGCTGATTCAGCTTCTGGGCTTAATGCAGATTTTAATTATCATTTAGATAATTCTACTGGGTTAGCTTTTGCTGATGGTATATTCAATACTAATACTAATGAAACTACATTTAATTTACCATGGTTAAACAGTCTTGGTTACGGTGTTGCAAAATTAGCAGTTGTTGATAAATTTACAGGTAGATTTTCTACTGGTACAGTTGATGGTAGCACCTTTACAGTAGCTGGAGATTGGTCTAATATATATACATATAAAGGTTATTTATATACTTATCGAGTAGATTTACCTCATATATATCTTAATAGCACTGAAGGTAATAGAGTAAAAGCTGATTCCAGTTCATCATTAGTTATACATAGAATACATTTAAACTTAGGTAAGATAGGATCATGTGATACAGTTCTAACTAGATTAGGTAAAGATCCTTATACTGATAAATACGAATCATTACAATTTGATTCATACAAACCTGATAGTGTACCTTATTTAGAAGAAGCTATGGTAACTATACCAGTTTACGAAAAGAATACTAATGTTGATATATCTATAAAATCTACTAATCCATCACCAACTACATTACATTCAATGAGTTGGGAAGGAGATTATACATCAAAGTATTATAAACGTGTCTGAATACATTCACCCAATTACAATGGAGGCTGCTATTGAAGTAGCCTCTAATTTACGTCTAGAAGACCGTAGAGAGCTTGAAGAAGGCCACGGGTACGATCCTATAGAATATGCTAAATTAATCGCTCAGGAAGGCTCTACTGTATACTTTAGAGTGCCTAACAGTAAGACTGCTGGTATGGCTGGAGTTGGTAAAGATGGTATTATCTGGATGTTATGTACACCTGCAATCTTAGAGTATCCTATAACATTTGCTAGAGAAGCTAAAAGGTATGTTGAGAGTAGAACAGAACCTTTACTGTGGAATATAGTGGATAAACGTAATGTTGTTCATTTAAAATTACTCAAATTTCTAGGTTTTAAATTCTTAAGAGAACTTAAGTATGGACCTAACCAATTAACATTTATAGAGTTTTGCCGTGTGTGCCGATCCTAATAAAGAACAAGCTAAGCTTGAAAAACATAAAAGAGACTATGCATTTAGATCAGCTGAACTGAAGCATCTAAATAGCTATACAAGTTATATCAGAGGACAAGCAGCAGCAGCTACTGGTTTAAGTAGAACTAAATCTGATTTATATACTAGAGCCTTACAAGTACAATCTCAAGGAAGACTTTTAGCTCAACAGGCTGAAGCAGCGTATAGACAAAAACAATTTGCTGGATTTGCTGGTGGTGGTTCTGCTTCAAGAACAGCTGGAAGAGGTGATTTCTTAGCACTATTAGCTAAACAATCACGAATAGAAAGTAAAATTAGTAATACATTTGGTAGAGATATGTCTGCTGCACTACAAGGTGTAGGAAGACAATACGAAAATAAACTAGCAATGAATAGAGAAAGATTAGGATTACCTCCTACATATGGTCCTGCAGTTGGTTATCTCAAACAAAGTCTATGGCAAAGAACAGCACCTGTTAGAGAGATG